TTAGCTAGCGCATCCTGAGCCTGTCTTTTGTGCAGACTAAATAGCTCTTGCTCAACGGCTTGCCTGTCCTTGCTGCCTTTTTTTGTCAGTGCGAGTTTGGAATTCCAGAAATCCAGCTCATCCTGCATCGAATCTTTGAAGTAATTTTGCTCTGCCTCTAGTTGCTGAGTAAGCTGCTCTTTCCAATCACCTATGCGGGATGGATCTGCTTTAGCCTTTTTAGCCTTGACATCTTTACCATCTGAATTTGCGCCACCGCCTTTACCTGTCGTCTCTGTCGGGGTAGCAAACAGGTTATAAATTTTGTCCCTCGTATCCTGCGCATCTTTGGCAATCTGGTCAAATGCGGATGATGCATTTTCTTTTAGCGCCGTCATCCCCGCCCTGGCATCGCTGGCTGCGCCGCTGAAATCACCATGTAACACGTCATACATAACGCGCCCGAATGCGCCACCGATGTCTATCAGGTTTTTGAAGCCCATCGACAATAGTGTCCATGTCATCTTAAATACCAGCATCAAGCCTTGCAGCAAGCTGGCAACGCCGCCAATTGCACCCTTGAATACAATAACCGCAGCGGGACCAATATCAGCAAACCACTCACCCAACTGCGTCATGATAGGCAGCATCGCATCGCCGATGGTTTTCTTGACCGCTTCCAGCACGTCACCCACATCATTCATGGCGGCACGGTATTTGGTAGTGGCTTCGACGTTTTCCTGCCCGATGATGACACCAAGTTCTGCGGCCTTTTGGCGCGACTCTTCCATGCCTGCGGTAGTCAGCCGCAATATGCCTGACACTTCGCTCCAGCTTTTACCGTAAATTTTCTGGCCTTCGATGTTGCGGTCGATACCTTCCTTAAACGTGAGCAAGTGCTGGTTGGTATCCAGCATGATGTCCAGCGAGCTGCGGAAGTTGCCGTTGACGTCACGCGTGGCTACGCCGAGGCCAGTAAATGCTTTTTCATTAGTGCCTAGCGTTTTGGTCAGCTTGGCATTGGCGGTCTGTATGGTATCGGTGGATAAATACACATCATCCAGCGCTACATTAAGAACACTAGCCTCACTTGTAGTGATGCCCAGCGCCTTACCCAGCCCCATGGCTGATTTGGTCATTTCGACTGATGCTTCAATAGTTTCTTTAAATGCTGCTCCACCTGCGGCGACCGCCGCAAATGCCACCATTGCGCCCTGCATTTTGCCGATGACGCCTGTGACTTTTTCAAACTCCGACTTCATTTTTTCAGTTGATTCTTGCACTGCGCTGGCCATGTTATAACTGGCCTCGCGCATCACTTGCTGAATCTGGGCAGAGGCCTCTGCGGCAGTGGTTGTCAGCTTGTTAAACTCAGCCGAAGCACCGCTGGCGTCTGCGCCTATCTTTAAGTCGTAGTCATTATCTGCCATGGCGTTACCTTATGCTGGGGCTAACATTGCCAAAAATTCGGCAAGCTCGGATTCGTCGTTTTGCACGGGTGTGCTGATGTTGCTGGTTGCGGCTGGCTTGATGCCCAGGTAAGCGGCAACCATGATGTGTACGGGTGGGTGCTGCTGCCAGTAGTCGTTCATGGCATACAAGCGGGGTAAATCCATGTTTTCGGCGATGTACTCCCACGTCCAGCCTGTGCAGGCAATGACGTGGGCGTAGATTTCGGCGAAGTTTATGTCGTCCCCGCTGCTGCTTCCCCCGATGCTGACTCCTCCAGTGCTTTGCGCTTGAGTCCTGACACATCCATGACTGCGCTGAAAACATCTGCCATGTTGCCGACGTCTATCATATCGGCCACTTGTGCGCGGGTGATGTCTGGGTAATTGCGATTAAGGCTGGACAGCGCGGCATCAATGACGGTGCTGACTTGCGCGCCGTCGGTGATGTCGCCGTTAAAGGCGGTAATGCCGTCTTTTAACTGTTCTAACGCACCCAAAGAAATGGGCGGGAGAACGTAGTCCTCGCCGCCCAGTGTGAGCTTGATACCAGGGTATTTAGTCATGGTTATTCGCTCAGTGCGTAAGTGCCGATGTTGTTGCTGGCATCTGCGAACGCCTCAAAGTTGAATTCTGGCACCAGAAAATCATCCAGTTTGGTTGCCATGCTGAATTTGCTGGAGATACAGGCATTCAGGGTAAGAATCATGCTCTTGCCCTGGTACGGTAAGTACAGGTCAGTCTTGAATGTTGGCGAGTAACCCATCGGCAAGCTTTGGATGGTGGATTTTTTCGCGGTGGTGCTGGTTGCGCTGTACTGATAGTTGATGAATGCGCGACGTCCGGACACGTTATCAGCTGAGCTGAATGTATATACACCGACGTTGCTCACCATGTATTGACCTGCTGCTGGTGCAGAAGCGACGCGGGTCATCACTAAACCAAGGTCATTCATGACGCCAAGGTCGGCAACAAACGTACCAGAGTTTGGCGGCGCGACAGTAATGGTGAATGGCGTGGCGGGTATCAGCGTGCCAGTGGTGTCGTTGACATCGCTGACGATGCCTGACGTTAATGTCTGACCGAAAATGATGCTGTTCACTAGCGCGCCATTCAGGCTGGCGGCTTTAGCTTTGCAGCTGATTTTGCCCTTGCCGCGACCAATAGCGACAGGGAATTGCAGTGCGCCGTAAAGTGATTTTGTTTCAAAGCTGAAATCGACGCTGACATCTTGCAGCGTGCCGAATTGCACAGGGGTCGGGTTGGCAATGGCTGCGCCAGTCGCGTCTGTGAGTGGCGTGCCGAATAGCGCGCCAGTACCAAAGTTAATCATGGGGTAATCCTCTAAATTTGGGTGTAGGTGGACAGGTACATCACGTCATAAGTGAGCGTGAGCGTGCCTGCGGTAATATCTGCTTCGTGTGCGTCCCACTTTTTGGCATGACGACGGATGCGGACTATCATGCTTAATAGGGTGGGGTCGGCTTGGATGAGGCTGTTAATGGCATCGGCGTAGGGGTCGGCGGCGGCCTGCCAGTTATCCGCACGCACGATGATTTCGATGTTGATCAGCAGTTGTGTCCGGTCATAGACTGCATCTTGACGTGTGGTGTCTTCGCTTTCCGCTGCAACAATTACGGCGGGCGATTCTTCACGGTCAAATGCGGCGACGCGGTCGGTATATACGGGGATGCTATTGGGTAGCGTGCCCGTGAGTACCGCTGCGATACGGTTAATGATGGCTAAGGATTGCGTCATACTTTACTCAGCATGGCTTCGGTGAACGTGCCATCGTCAGTTGTATTCGGCGCACTGCGTACCTTATAAGCCACGTTATTAACCGAGATAGCGTCACCTCCTTTCAAATTGATTGCACTGGTTAGGTAGGTCAATTTGTAATCCCGGCTCTGGACCATGCCGATGTTGGCGGCGAATTCGCTGTCTGGCATATCGAGTATGCCAAGAAAGCTCACGCTGCCAGCTGTGCAATTCACGCCGAAATCCAGCAAGAACGCTGACGTATCTTCAACAAAGGCCATGGTTATTTAGTCGGTGCGGCTTCAGGTGCTACAGCGGCGGCAACGATCTTGGCTAACTGGCTTAACTGCTCAGTCAGTGCGTCGATTTTTGCGCTGTCGCTTGATGCCGATACTGGTGCGGCTTCGGCAGTAGTGCGGGTGGACATCAATGCCACTGCTTCATCGTCACCTGGCTCTAGCTTGTGTAGATGATCGAGTGCAGTTGCGGCGTCTAAATCAATAGTTTCGCCTTCGTAGTAGCTATTTTCCTGAATGCGGCTTGTTGCCTTGTCGCCTTTGCCAGTCGTAACCAGCTTGGTGATGTGGACTACAAATCCAGATCGGACGGTAAATTTCATGATGTGACTCCAAAAAAAAACACACCGCTCAGGGTGTGCTTGGTGGGGTTAAGGTGGATTAGAAGCCAGGTGTGAGCGCGTCAGACATTGCTGCAAACGATGCGCCGTGACGAACGCCGATGTCGATGGTCTGGAACATGCGCAGAATCACATCGCCGTTGGCGAAGCCAGTGCTGTCGTATGGATTGACTGCGAATTCCATGATGCCCCACTCGCCAATCAGCACCTCGGCGAAGTTGCCGTAGATCAACTCAGAGCAGATGCCGCTAGATGTGCCTTTGGTCAAATTGCTGCGCAGCTGTTGCGATTCTGCATATGGGCTGCCCTTGACTTTGTCTGGGCTGCCAGCAGTTAAGCCACCTTGTGGATCCCACAGATATTGACCCGTGCTGGATTTTTGGCTGGATAAGTAACCGACTGATTTCGAGTTCATCGCATACGCCGCATTGGCTTGCGGTGCGTTAGCGGTTTTGGTTGCGTATTTCAATGCAATCAGGTGATCAAATGTCAGGTTTGCGCCGTTGGTGCCACCGACAACCGAGGCTACACCAGCCTGATTGACGATACCTGTGGGCTGATTACCTGTGCCTGAGCCCGACAAAGCAGCCAGGTCAAGTGCAATTGCGCCGACGTTCATCAAGTCGCGACGCGCCAGCATTTCGATAGCTGGCGTAGATTGCAATAGCATCAAGCGGCTGATCTTGCTTAATGCGCCGACTGTTTTAGGACGCAAGCTGACTTTATCGAAAGTGGCTTCAGATTCAGTCAGCGCGCCTGACTCGCCCACCCAGTAAGCACTGGTTGCGCTGATCTGACGCGGAATATCGACGTTGCCGACCAAGCCAGGCAAGTAAGTTGCGCCAAGCTGTGAAATCACTGTCATGTTGCGCAGCACTTCGATGAAGCTCTCAGCCAGCAAGTCGGTTTCCAGCAGGTTACCGCCTTGTCCAGCCACGCTGGTACTGTAGATAGCACGCTGATTGCGCTGTGCATTCATCATGCGCAGTGCGCGGGCATGCTCTTTTGTTGGTGCGTAAGGCAGGTCAGACGGCACAAAGAAGCGTGTGCCTTCAGTTTGGCGACCGTTACGCTTGGCAATCGCGTCGGAAACTTCACGCTCAAAACCTGCTTCTTTCCAGTTGCCATTCAATGCTGCATTGACAGCACGCATCAATGAGAAACCACGCTGCTCTGCATCAGTCAGGCCGATTTCGCTGGACAGGCTGTTTAATGGCTTTTGTTCGCCACGCTTACTGATTTCCGCCAGCACAATACCGCGTGCTGATGCGATGTCCGGGCTGCCGTTAATCAATGAGTCGCGGAATGTATCATCCAGCTTATGTGCGCGGCACATGGCTGTGATTTCAAGCACGCGTGCGCGCTCATCTGCAATCGCTGCGGTGCGGGCTTCAACTTGCACGCGCGCGATGTCGTTGGTGGATAAGCCGGCACCCGCGCTACCTGCGGTGCCGTCGTTTGCTTGCTCGCGCAATGTATGACGTTTGTTCATCGTGTTTCCTTCTTCAGTTGTGGCGGATGCCGTGGTGGTGGGTGCTTCAGGGGTGCGTTGGGTGATTTCAACGCTGTTTTCTTCGCCAGATGCAGCGCGACCCATGCCGACTGATGCGTCAGCTGGAACGGTGACGAAAGAGACTTCATACGGCTCCCAATCGGTTGCCGTATAAATGTCGGTTTTGGTGTCCTCTTCGTATTTGAATACGCGGTACATGAACGAGACGTTAATCAGCACGCGGTCGGCGACTTGTTGCATGGCCCATTCGCCACGCTCATCCTTGCCAAAGCGAACCGTGGCATACAGGCGGGCATCAGTGCCTATCTCAACACTTTCAACCACGCCCAGCAGGTCATCCATGTCGTGATTGAATAGCAGTGGCATTGTTTGCTGGCGCACGTCGTTCAGCCGTATTGCACCCTTGCTGTGGCTTAGAATTTCAGTGCCAAACCACATGTCAATCGGCTCTTCAGATGAGAACGGGAAGCGCACTGTACGGGTAGCAATATCAACGACAGGCTGCTCGTCAGCGGCTGGCAGCAGACGGAATGACCGCTCCAGCGGCTTCAAGCTCGTTGGTTTCTGTTTAGTCATAAAGAATCCATTCGTAAAAAAACCCGCCGAAGCGGGTTTGGTGAGTGTTAATGGGCGTTAGTTATTTACAATTGACTGTCAGATTGCCAGCTAGTCATAGCCCAGACCATGCAGGCGAAAACACTTGAGCAGGACGCGCCACTTCCAGCGCCCCAATACTACGCGGCGCAAATCTAACAGTTCCATAATAGTCGGTTTCTTGCGTTGCTGCTTGCAGCCCAGCACCAGCAGCGATTGATGATGGCGAAAGCATTGCTGGCAAGCCATTTGCATAAATTATATCGTTGCCTGTTAATGCGCCAGATATATTTGTAGGATATGTTGAATCATAATTCCCACCAGAAGTTGCTTTGCTTACTTTTGGTTTAGTGCCAAAATTTCCGATTACGCAGTTGTTCTTGATAACTGGCGTCCCGCTTGACATAATTGTATCATTATACGTTCCTCTAGGGGTATAGGCACTGTAATCCCCATTCAGTATTTGCAGGTTGTTAATACATTTAAATGCCGTGATTGGTAAAGTACCATTAGGATTAGATGCTGTGAATATATTGGCTGCTACTACGTTAGTTCCACCCTCAGATGTTATTTTATGGGCATCCCCTTTGCTGTAGGTATTCGGTGATAGAGATGAGATAAACAGATTTGAGTCAAAGGTGTAGTTAGATGTTCCAACGCTCCCAGAGTCTGTTATGTAAAAGTCTTTACAGCAATCAAAAGCAATGTTATTTCTCCATGTTGCAGCCGCACCTGAGTTCTCTTGCCACGGCAAATAGCTATGCGCTGCAACATTTCGCTCCCACACTACACCATCACTCCCTTGCTCACCATAAAAACAGCAGCCGTCAAAAGTTCTGTCACCAACACCATTTGCGAAATACTCAGCATACTCATCATGTACATAAGATGTTTGCCCAGGTGCATTTTTGGCTTGCCAATGTATTGCCCCGCCGAAGCTCGTGCAGTGATTGCCACGAAGATATTTGTTATTATAGGATTCACCAGACACAACACCATAAGGCTTCAGGCAGTCAGTCATCGTATTAGTGAAAACATTGTCATGAAATGTAAACGAAATAACACCCGTGGCAGATGGGGCTTGTGGGTTATACACGGACGTTACCTTATCCCCTGTACAGTGGTGCAGCACGAAACCTGGATAATTTGTTGTTGCAGCGCCATATTGCGGGCAAAATCCACCGCCCTCAAAATCAAAGTACGACACTTCCGTATATGCCAACGCTCGGAACGCGTAAAATAATGCCCTTGGGTATATTACAATGTTAGAAGCTCCGAAGAATGTTGTAGGGTCTGTTGCTGACGTTAAACCTCCACCAGCAATATACAAAGTTTTAGACCCAGTTGGTATCATAAAGCGCAATGTATTTGCAGTCAGTCCGTTAGTCCCTATGGTTGAGGTCAGCAAGCTAGGGACGTCCGAACCTGCTGCAAAGTGACCAATAAGAGGAACGTAAGCACCATTTATAATTAATCCAAAACCGCCTACTGCAATATTGTTCGTTGTGGTTAAATACCAAGCGCTGTTAGTTGCATCCCATACCCAATCTCCTGCGGACGGTTGCATAGTGTATTTGAACTTTGGCAAAGGTAAGCTGGTAGAGCCATAGGCAGTCATGATTATAGGATTGCCAGAAGCGCCATTAACCAGCATGGATAAATCTATGTAGCTATTGAGCACGATATTATCTACAATTGAAAATAGAGACCCTCTTGCAAAATATATCGTAGACCCCGCAGGAAGCTGTGCGGATGTTAGGTGGCCTCCGAAGTTATTGTTAAGCATATTCAGACTTGTAAATGCATCTGCTGGGCTTGTGCCATTGTTAGCCCCCACAGCATTACTATCGAAGTAATAAATAGCCATATTTAATACTCCAAAGCTACAGTGCAGCCAATCAAATCAAAAGCGTCTGCTGCGTTAGCGGCGGTTATATCAAAAGATAAATACATTAATGATGCTGTATTAATGTTTGTTGTTCTCGCCACAATAGCTGATGCGCCTTGCCCTTGCGGTGTCAGCCAATTGTCAGACATAAGGCTCGTCGAGTTAGTGATAAATGCGTCTGTGTCAACACGAGCATCCTTCAAGTCAGTCGCTGTAAGCTGAAGTGTAAATAACAAGGAGTCAGCGGATGTGCCAGTTGTACCAAATCTAACATTGACATAAGCAGTTGATGCCGCGCCTCTGCGATGAAACCATGCTGCAATTTTCAATTGCATGCCTGCCGACAATACGTTAGCTTGTATTGACGGGTTACCACCTGACAATGTTATAGACCCTGCTGTTCCGCCAGTGTATGTTCCTAGTGGAGTAACCAGAGTGCCGAAATTCCGTAGTATAGTAGCCCTCCCGTTTAGCGGATACCAAGCCGCACCGTTAGATTGCCACAAGCTGCCAAAGGATGATGTGCCGATGTCAGTAATGCGTATGATACTGCCAGCATTACCGGTTGCTGCCGTTGGCTTGCCAGCCCATGTGTAAGCAGGGGCGGCACCTGATACGGCTACACCTGCGGCATTTTCAAGCCCGATTAAATTGCCATTGGTGTCGTAGTTAAAGTATGCGGCATTTGGATTAAACAAATTTTCATTAGCCATGATCCCCCCTTAGCACACGGTAAAGTAAGATGCAGCATTAGAACCAGATACCCGAATTAGCGGGCACCCGCCATCAAATCTCTGGCCAGTTGCGTTTGCCGTGATATTACTCAATACCGTTTCCCAAGAAATTCCGCCGTTGCGTGATTGCTCGAGCGTCATGCTGTCGCCTGATGCTGGGTATAGCACAACGTATGCGATTACTGGCGCGTTGCTCATATCATATTGATACGGAGTGCCTGGCGTGATATTGATTGGCAGCTGTACTATGCGTGTCATTGGGTGGCCTCTTCAGTAGTGTCTAAATTATTGCTGTCGCCTGATTCTGTCGTGGTCGGGTCGGCTGGTTGTGCCTGACCTTTGTCTGTGACTTGCGATGAGTCTGTATCGAATACGAGCCCAAGGTCTTTCATCATGCTCATTTCACGTGCGCGGGCTTTAAATATGTCTTCGAGGTCTGCGCCGTCTGCGGTTTTGGCGATAACGTCGCCGACGGTCATGAATCCGCAACGCACGGCAGTTTTATATGCCAGCACTTCTTTGGCGGGGTCTATCCAGCTCCAGCCGCGTGGCTTGAATCTGACTTTCTGGTATTTTTTACGGTTGATGTAGTAGTCTGGGATGCTGATTTCGCCGCCCATCACTGCCGCGTTGAGCCATTCTTTATGGATCTGCTGGCGGAAGTTGCGGATGACGAAACCTTGCAGTACGCGCCACAGGTCGCGGTCATCTAGCAGTGCCAGGCGCGATGATGAATAATTGCTTTGCGAGTAGTCGCGGCTTAATGATTCGTAGCTCATGCCAACGCCTGCAGCGGTGCGGCGCAGCATGTAGCGCAAGAATGGCTCCATTGCGCTGTTGGGAGTACTGGGGTTGAAGCCTGTGAAGGTTTCGCCTGGTAATAGTTGCTCAATAGTGCCCGGCTCGAAGTTGCGCACGCGCTGGTTATCAACAACTTCATCAGCAACTGTTGGCTCTGGGCTGTTAATAAAGCCAACGACTGATGCGCTGGCGCGAGCTTTGACTATCTCGGCCTCTTCATAGCCGCCCATGTCTTTCAAGCCTGTAATCGCAGTATGAAACCAGCTCATGCCGCGTGACTGTGGCCAGCGGTCGATGATGTAGAGGTGGATGATTTCTTCAGCTGGCACGCGGATAAAGTGGCTAGGCTGGAAGCTGATAAAGCTCATGTCACCTGGGTGGTTTGGGTACATCCAGTACGCGACCGGGCGCATCCATTCGTCCATCTCGACGCCCATGCGGATCTGGTTGCCGTTTGGGGCTTGGTAGGTGGTGTAGTTGTCCAGCAAACGGTCGGCTTCTAGCAGCTCAAGTGCAAATGGGGTGTTGCTGTCACCGAATGCTTTGTACACTTTGCGGATGAGCACCTCGCCGTCTGTGGCGAGCATGCCTATCATGGTGCGCTCAAGGTCGGCGAACGAGAGCTTGCCTGCTGTGTGGCAGGTAGATTTATCAGTCCACTCTTCCCAAGCATCTTCGATCTGGGTGTTGATACGATCTTGCAGCTTGCCGCTGGCGCTGCTCACCTGCGCTTGCATGCCTATGCCTGTGCCGATGATGTTGTTCTGGATGATACGCACTGCGTTCTTGGCGTAGTCGTTGTCGCGCACCAGTTGCCGTGCGCGGGCACGGATGACGCGCAGGCTGGTCAGTAGCTCAGCATCGGCGCTGGTGTTCAGTGATGTCCAGTCACCGTTTAGCCTGCCCTGTGATGCGCCTGCGTATGCACGGGTGATAGCTTTCTGTTTTGTTTCGGCTTCACGGGCGGCTTGGCGTTTGTTGTTCCAGTCGGTGAGGATGACTGAACCTTTGACGGCGACGCGCTTGCGGTTGTACCACTCGGTTTTGGTGATGACTTCTGACATTAGCGGAATCTCACGTATAGTCGGCGCGGGTTGCCGTTGCCGTTGGCCATTTGTTTGGCGGATTGTTCATTTAATACGATGGCTTTCCAGTAGCCTATGATCTGCATGATCTCGGGGATGGTGGCGAACTCCATGCTGCGGCCACCTATCTGGTATTTCTTGGTCTTGCCACCCGTTGCGCTGAATGTTGACAGTGCGCTTTCTGCGGCTTTGAGTGCAACCTCGGCTGGTGACAGGTTGTTAAAGTTTGCGCCTGCCAGGGTGATGTCTGGGGTGATGGTGATCTCACCCTCGCCCGCCAGTACGCGTACACCTGTTGCCGTGTAATAGGCAGCGAACCACCATAGCCCTGCGGTTAAGGCTTCGCTTTGGGTGGTGGTGATGCTGGTTTTCCAGCCGTTGTTATCGACTACGGCGTTAAGCGTTAGTGGCGTACCTGGTCCACGTAATTCATAGCGTAAACCATAGGCGGCGCTGGTGTAGGTGATGTCGCCGATGGTGGCAACATCATCATGCCAGCTTGTGCTGTCGCCTTGCTGTAGTTTGTCGAATATGTTCACGCTTAGCCTCTGATTTTTGCTGTCCAGCCGCCTTGACGGGGCTGGTTAAATAGCCCGACTGGTTTTTTCGGCTGGGTTATGGGTGCTGCTGTCTGTTTTTCTGGTGCGTCTGATGCGGTTGCTGTGCTGATATTGTCCGCTGTGGCAACATTGCTGGTGTCTTGTGTGCTGAGCAGGTCAACTTGGCGCAGTGCTTGCTCTTGCTGATCCCAGTGTGAATCTTTCCACAAGTTGGTTTTTAAGCTGCGCACGGCGTGGAGCGCATAGACTTCGCAGTCCAGCGCTTCGTTACGCACGCCTGATTTCTTTTGCCACACTTTGCGGCCACGTATAGTTCGGTGTGGCGCTTTAACTTCCGATACGATTTGTTCCCAGTAGTCTGGACGGACGCTCTTATACCAGTGCATGCGCCCTGCGCCATCACCTATTAGCTTGATGCGGCCTGCTTGTGCATCGACACCGAGTATCAAATCCTTTGCGCGCTGGGTGCCTACCATAAATGGACGCAGGCCGTATTTATGCGCCTTTTGCTGGCGGTTTAAGTCCACGCTCATCTTGGGTGTGGCAAATATCTCGCGGCTGTCGTCGCTGGACGAGCCTTTGATTGCCATGAAGCCTTTGCCCAGTCTGGCGCGAACGAAGGTGTAAACGGCATCTGCGGTCTGTCCGTCCGAGCTATCCACTGAGGCGGCGCGTATCTTTAACAGTGCGCCGCTGGCATGGCGGAATTGCTTGCTTAACAAGCTATCCAAATCAACCCATGCGCCTTGTTCTGGAACCAAGGTTTGCCCTGCTATCTCGCCCCAGTACACTAGCCAGCTTTCTTCCCCACGCCCCCATGCACGAATGACGATGGCCAGACGGTCATGCTGTACGTCCACGCCTGCGGTGAGTATCAGACCACCATGCGGGACGGTGAGTTCTTCATAATCTTCTGCGCGTTCTGACAGGCCGGTTGGGTCTGGCAGGTCAGATTTGTATGCATAAGGCAGGCCTTCCGAGTTGTTGCGGAAGCTGCGCATTTTAGTGTCATCGCCCTGGTCAAGCGCGTGCTGCGCTGTCAGGTATTTTTCAACCAGTCGCGCCAGCATTGAGCCAGGGAACGGGCTATAAATTTCGTTGATGTAGAATCCTGCGCTGCCGTAAAACGGGGCTGTGGCTTTCCAGACTGCCAGTCTTACGTTGCGGTTTTTATCCGCATCGCTCCACATGCCGCCACAATGAGGGCACACATAATATGCGCTGTTAGGGTTGGCTTTGCCAAACACTTCATGCGCAAAGCTTTCATCATCAGACCAGCGTACATACTCCCAGGCGAGCACATGTGACTCGCCGCAGTGGTGGCATGGCACATAAAATTTGCGCTGGTCGCTTTGCTGGTAGCTCGACTCTACCCGCGAGATGCCCTCGATAGTGGGCGTTCCGCCAAAGATGACTTTGCGACGCGGATAGGTCTTGGTGCGCTCTTCCAGCAGGGTGATGGTGTCGCCCTGGTCACGTATGTTGTCGTTACAATCGTCAGGCTCTTCAATCGCTACCACTGGGGCTGGCGTTGATTTGACTGATGACGGTGAGTTTGACCCGACGAATTTCAGAAACCCGCCGGGGAATTGCTTGAACGTACTGCGGTTATCTTTGTCACGCGCTTTGTGGACTGGCACTTTTTCCGCTAAGCGTGGCGTGACTTCTACCGCTGGCGTGAACTTCTCGTCGTTAAATTCTTTCGCAGCCAAGTCTTTGGCGAACATAATGATCATGGGGCATGGGTCAATGTCGATGCGCTTCATGATGTAGTTCATAAGAACGCCGTCAGTCCATGCAACCTGTGCTGATTTCATCGCGACCACTTTGGTCACAGTGGGGTCATCCAGCGCATCCAGCATGCCTTTTACCCAGGGCGTTAAGTCTGGATTATATTTTCCCGGTCTGG